TTCTTAAGATTGTTGATTATACTGGAGATTGGGTTGAAGGTGAAACTGTAACAGGTACCATCTCCAAAGCATCTGGTGTAATTGATAACCTCAGTATTGCTCGTGGTGTCCTTAATATTGGATCCTTAACTAGGACTCCTGGTAGGTTTATTGATGATGTGGGCAAACCTTCAGAAATTGTCCAAAAAATTCAAGATTCTTTCTTCTATCAGAATTTCTCATATGTTATTAAATCTGAGATTCCAATCTCAGATTGGAAAACTCAGGTATTGGAAAATAACCATGCTGCAGGTTTTGCACTATTTGGTCAGTTGCAAATAACTGGCGGTAAGGATGTTTCTGGTCGTAAGATTGGCACTGAGTTTACCAAGCAGGTAAACATCAACAACTATAGTAATGTAAATCAGATTACATCTTTTGGTGCAGCACAACCAATTTACACAGAATATAACAATACTGAAGTGCTCTTCCGTAAGAGACGTTTGACTTCTTCTGAGGAAATCCTTACTTCTATTGTCAAGAAACTTGATACTATTTCACCACTATTCAATGGTATTGATAAGTCATTCCCAATCACAGTTGAAGGTGAGCAAGTAATCGTTAACCAAAATCAGTTGATGATTACACTGAATGGAGTTATTCAAGCACCTGGAGACTCATATCAAGTTGTTGGTGGCAATTTAGTATTCTCAGAAGCGCCTAAACCAGCATCTAAAGTAAACTATAGGATCCTTGAGGTAACTCCTACCCAAATCTATAGAATTAATTTGTATTCTGGTCAAGCAGGTATTGCAAACTATGGTATCTTCCCAACGTTGGGACAGCAAATCCAAGGCGTAAATTCCGATGCCGTTGCTACTGTCATTGATTCTGGCACTAATCATCTTGATGTCATCAATATTGTAGGTGGTCCTTTCAATATTAATGAAGAAATTCAACGCACCACATTATTCTCAGCACTGGTGCAGTCTGTAACTGCACTTAATACTAATACTATCTTTGAGTTTGGTGAAGCAATCACTAACCTTGAAGGAGACACTGCAATTATTGAAGAAACTAATATCGATGATGATGGTGTAATTAGTGATCGCTTGGTTATTAGTAAGACTTCAGGTACTGCTGAGTATGAAACTGGCATCCTCAATCTAAGATTGAATGAGTTTATTTACTCTGCATCTTCTGGAATTGCTGGTCAAATTACATTCATTGGTCCATATCGCGATCCTGTAACAGATGATGTTGTCACTGAGTTGGAAATCAACCCTGGATCCACTTTCTATGGATTGCTGTTTGAGCGTTTGGTCAGTATTACTAATCCAAATGTTATTCTTGATAATATTTCACAATCTTCAATTACACCGACTGAGTTGTATGATGACTCTAAGCGTATTAATGACGACTTCCTTGATTTTGAAGAAGTAAGAACTACAGAAGTTGTCTATACTCAATTGAGTAATGGCACTCTTGCTCAGGGAGATAGCATCCAAAACAGAAGAATATATTATGGAAATCCAGTATCTGCATATCATGGGACAGCAGGTAGTAGATTCTATGATGCCTCTAATAGAATCAAAGATAATAAGCAAGAATTGATTGATTTTGCTGAAGCAGAAATTGCTGTTGATCATCCAGACTTCTACTTCCCTGGTGATGCAATCACCAATTCTTGGAGTAGATTTGCAGATGGACATCGTTTCATTCAAAAGAATAAGGAGTATATCGCTGCTAAAACATACGATGATATGATTGCAGAGTATCCTTCTTTGGTGGTGCCTGATGCTGCTAAGTGTAAGCGTGATCTGAAGAAGTTTATTGATGCGATTTCGGTTGATACTTTCCGTGGTGGTAATGTATACTCTCGCAAATTTATCCAACAATACTTCGATAGTACTGGTGCTCTAGTTTATGTTGATACTGAATCAGTAGAAACTAAGTGGGCATATGAGAAAGCAAAAGATTATATGCTGTTGTCTATCACAAACAACCTTTCTGGAAGTTATTCTCAAGTCAATGGTCCTGATGCTGGCACTTCATATGACGCATATCAAGATCTAACAATAACTGCTGACCCATCACCTAATGATCCATATGGCACTGCAGGTAGTAATGTAGATAATACAGACACCGAAAACTGTGAAGATGTCCAAGCTGCAATTGTCACCCTTTGGGAAATTATAGATGATGCAATGACCAGCGGCACTCTTTCTGAGTTGCCAGATGAATCATTAGGTACCTATACACCCAATGAAATCAAGTGTCGTCGTGATATTGGTCTATTCATTGATGCAATATCAAATGATGTTTCTACTGGTGGCAATTTCAATACAGTTACATTCACTAGGTCATATTTTGACACAGCGGGTGCTCCTATTGCTAACGGTTTAGTTGGAGAGACTGCAGAGTCTATCACTGCATTTGAAAAAGTTAGAGATCTTGCATATCTAGCAATTAATAACTTACTTTATGGTAAAGATCTAGAAATCCTCAACGATCCTGCTTCTTATGGTGGCACCGCTCCTGGATTTACCTATGATGCTAACTATGCAAATGGTAGTAACCAGTTAGCAACAAACTGTGCTGATGTCCAGTCTTATATTTCAACTTTGACTGATATTGCAACAGTTTCAATTAATGCTGGCAATCTCACTAATGTAAATGCCTTAGCATCTATAACTGATGGCACTTTCCAGTCTGGAGAAACAATCCGCACCATTAAATTGGGATATAAGGATAAGTCTTCAGGTCTATTCACAATCAATGATCAAATCCGTGGAGTTACATCGGGTGCTACTTTCCAAGCAATTGGATCTAATTCTGGTCTGAAAGTGCTCTTTGCTGATGAGTTATCAGGGACTATGGTTGATGGTGAGTATCTTACAAACTCAACTCTTGCCAATCAAAATAATTGCACCTTAAGTGTTGTCAAGAAGAGTCCTAGATTGAGTGGCACTAAATGTATTGTGATTCCTGCTGCTGGATATTTGACAGCAACTGACTCCTTTGAATATGCATTCGGAGCAACTGATGATTTTACAATCGAAGGTTGGTGGAGAGCAAATGGAGTAACAGGCACTCAGACACTGATCGACATGCGTCGTTTGTCTGCCACCTTTGGACTGCGAATGGTCATGGATGGTAGTACTCTGAGAGTTTATAATGGCACCACTCAGTTAATTTCTGGTGGCACTATTATTGTCGATGGGTGGTATCATATTGCATTGGTTAGGACTTCCAATACCTTACAACTCTATGTTGATGGAGCACAGGTAGGAAGCAACTACACCGATACAAATGATTATATCTATACCAAAGTAACTATTGGTGCCGACTTCAACGCTGCTAATGGATTTGATGGGTATCTGGATAATTTCTACATTGATAACAAAGTAGCAAAATATTCTGCACCATTTGTTGCTCCAACTCAAGTCGATTACAATAATCTCAATATTGTATTAGGACTGGATGGCGAAGATCCATTTATTCTGTCTACAACTGAAACTTATGCAACATTTACTGGAATTCTTACATCCAGTGCTACTGCCAAGGAAATTAATTATGTAGACAAGACTATTGTCATTAAAGATGTTGACCTCGGAAGGAAAGATCAAAGGGATGCTGCAAGAATCATTGAATTGAATGATGCTTGGATTGCCGATGAAGCCGTCGGAAGAATGAAGGCACAATTCCCAGATTTCATTATGCCAGGTGATGATCCTGCAAATAATTCTTATGGAGGTACTACATATTGCCTTCGCGATACGAAGGACTATATTATTGGTGCGATTGTTAAAGACTTGAGAGAAGGTGGCACATACCACACCTTATATACTGCTCGCACATACCTAACAAAGGGTGGTGAGTTAAATTATATTGGTAAGGAAGTCCTACAAACACTATTCACTTGGGACTCTGTTGGAGATATCATTAATGATGTTATCACAACAACTAGCACAGATCTTTCAGGTGTTTATAGTCAAAGATTGAGAATTCCTAATAATTTCTCTTCTCCTGCATCTAATGCAATTCAAACTGAAATTCGCGTATTGATTGATAATCTTTTACAGGTTATCGCACCTACAGATCAGGGATTCAAGGATTCTGGTGTAATGATTTGGAAAAATCGTGACTACATTGCAGAAGAAACTGCAGGATATATTAATGCAAAGTATACCAGGACCCTTGATGGAAATCCACAGCAATTCTTAGTCTATCCTGGCGGTGGTCAAAGTGCATGTGAAGATGATATTAAAACCCATATCCTTCCTGGAGTTATTGCTGACCTCGTAACAGGTGGCACGTACAATATTAAGAATGTGATTGATAACTACCTTGATTCTCAAGATAATATTCTCCATGTTGAGCATGAGCTCAATCCCATGTTGGATGCGTTTGAGTATGCCAAGTATTTGTGTATTAAGGCACTGAATAATCTTCTAATTTCTCCTGGCAGTGCAGTTGCAGAATTGGGTGTCCCTGCTTGGGCACAAGATGATTATTATTCACCTCTCTACACCGCTAGAGCAGCATATCGTGATAATACAATCACTATTGATCCGCAAGCATGGCCTCAAGCAACTAGAAATTCTAATGATCGCTTCATAGATGCTGTCAATAGAATTAAGGAAAATCAAAATGTAATTGCAATGGAAGCAGTTGCAATTATGAATGATTTGTCTAAGTATGGGACTATGCAAGTCCCTGGTGGGCATGTAAATTGCGAAGATGATGTCAAAGATACAATTAATGCTGTCATCCATGACCTCCTCCACGATTGTAATGAAAAAACTTATGATGCAGCAGCACTTTATATTGAGACCGAAAACAATTCACTAAAGCATATTGAAAAAGAGTGGGAAGCATCTGTTACCGTTTATAAAATTGTAAGAGATCTCTGCTTATCTACAATGCGTAATGCATTTGGTAGAGATTACATTGAAGGAAATACTCCAGAGTCCACTCCTGTCCAGTCATATGAGCAGAATCCCTTTACCACAGATTATAGAGACACTGCAGAATCTATTGATGGTAATATTCGATATATTGCCGAGCAAGCAGTTGCTTTGGGTGAAGCACAGTATCCTTCATTGTCAATCAATGGTGGAATTCGTGGTGGAGATATATTTGATGTAACTGATGCAACTCACGATCCTGCTACTGGAGTATCAGTATTAACAATTGGCACTCACACCTTGGTTGCTGGAAATAGAGTTACGATTCAACCCGAATCTATTGGATTCTCCTGCACACAAGATCAGAATGCAACTACCAAATATTATCCTCGTCCTGGTGATGATAACTACAATAAGTCAATTGCAATTACATCAGTAACTGCAGATACAATTACCGTGTCTGTTGCTGCATCTCCTGCATGGGCACAAGGTTATGTGCATACGTTTGTAGATGCTAAGAAAGGTGCAGTTGTATCCAATGGTGTTATTGATTGTGTCCATGATGTTACTGACATCTTGAGATCTCTAGTATTCAACCTCCAATATGGTGGTGAAAACTGGATGCAATATGCTACAGAATTCTATGTGAATAGTGCAGGCACACTTGATCATATTACTGCACAAGCAACTGAGTCTATATGGATTTTGGAAAAGGCAAGAGATCTTGTCAAACGTGCAATGAAGGATCAACTGATTGCGAATACTGCTGCATATGGAGTTGGTCAGCGTTTCTTCGATGCTACAGCAAAACCATCCAATCAACTTCGCCCTCACGATATTACTGATGGACTTGACAACTCAGTCTTTAATAATGTTTTAACCAGATCGTTTGCATCAGGCACAGTTAATATCAATAACTCTGCAAATTCTGCAACTGGAATGACCAGTAATGATGATTTTGTTTGCGAATGCACCACGGTGCTTCCATCGAATCCAGTTGATGGTGTCCTCTTTGAAGGTGGTGGATCTACAATAGGAACCTTCCTTGGATTTAGAGATAGTGGCACATACTTAAGACTACGTGCTGGTGCAGGAGGAAATACCTACGCTGGTGGTGCTTCATACACCAGTGATACTGGATTGGCAATGTTGGATATTCCAGTTGCAGATCTGGTAACTGCAGGTGTTATGGATGGCAATGCACATACTATCACTTGGGAAGTCCGTATTGGTGGCAATCAGGCAACTGGTGCTGGTAGAGTGAGACTATGGATTGACAATGAAATTCAGGGGACTGCATATACCCCTGGTGGTGGTGATGGTGGTGGAGTTGGTAGTGTTACCCCCCAGAATGTTTGTGGTGGTGTTTGGTCAGATGGTAATGATGGCGGTTTTGGTGCCACAGCAGGTAATGTGCCATCGGGAGAACCCACAGATTCTTGGCAATATGCTATTACAGGCAACTTGGAATACTATAGAGGTCGTGTAGTTGATCCAGAATATACTGGCACTGAGACTTCTGAGATTGAAGCAAGAATTGATACTTTGATGGCAATTGTCACTGGAGGCATCACTAATCCTAGCGGAGTTGCAACAAATTCTTATTCTCTGCCATATATCTGGCCCGTTAAGTATAGTCCTGAAAATGTCATTAGAGATCTGACAATTACTTACGATACTTCCAATGGTGGATCTGAAGCCGACAGCACTTGGAATCAAGTATGTCCCCAAGTGGCATCTTCGATTGATACCTTGTTTGGAATGGTTATAAGCACAATTACAGAAGCTGCAGTTAATAATGTAAACTACCTAACAGGTAGTGTTACTAAGACCACAGCATCTACTGGCAATACCAATTACCAGGCAGGCACATGTCACAATGAAGTATCTGCTGTAGATACGTTGTTTGATATTATGTCAAATACACTTGGTGCTGGTGCAAATACTGATAAGGGTATTGCAGATATACTTCTCTTCAACCATGCTGCAATTGTGGCAAGGGTTGTAGATGATGTTACTGCAACATACGCAACAACTAACCTCACGAGCGATTTCCCAGATGCCGTGCTTAAGGCATTGCGATATGACATGATTACAGGTGGTAATGCAGGAGCATTCCGTCTTGCCCAGACTTGGTTTGATGGTGAAGGAAACTTCATTGCATTTACAGATGTCATTAGATCACATCTCATTTATGCATTAACAAGAGTTAGAGAATTTTCCAAGAGTGCTCTTTATCAACTTGAGACTGATCCTGGTTGGGATTCATATATCACATATAGTCCCGAGGAAAGAATAGATTACTTCCAAGAAGCAACTGAATTTATTATGGATTCTTCAATGAATCCTCTAGAATTTGCATTGGAAAGATCTTCATTCCCAACAGAAGCAAGTGTAACATTTGTAGCATCTACTGATGCTCAGAATCTGAGCACAACATATGAGATGGGTGAAGACTATAATACCGATCCTTCTCTGGTTTCTTTGACTCCTTTGGTGGATGTTGGATTTGATCGTGCTGAATATAGAATTAGAATTAACCGTGGAAATTACTTCCGTCGTGGTGATGTCCTCTCATATATCCCTGCATCTGAAAATTCATTAACAGGTTTGTCAGGACAATCATATTTCTATGTCTTGTCTGCAACAGGCACTTGGTTTGAGATTGGTGCTCATTACATCCACGATGGACGTTTCAGATTATTGGAAGTAGACACTACCAATGTGGGATCACAACTCTTCTCAGTTGTGAGACGTAGTGGAATCACTCGTGATGTAACTGTTTATCCTTCAGATCCCTCAGATACTCCTATCCAAGGTGGGTTTAATCCTGCAGATGTGCTTTATGGATCTACATCTGAAGCATCTAGCGAAGTTTCTAGAATTCAACTGAATTCTGCAAATATCTTCAAGATCTACAAGAACTTCCCAGTGACAAACGTATCTCAGACATTAGGCACTTATGATAGATTTACTAATGGAGAGCAAGTTGTTGTCCAAGGTGCGACTGCTAATAACGGATACGTACTACAAACAGTAGATCCTGACAATGATGGCAATTCATTTGTAAAACTTATGACAGTTGCTGGCACTATTAATGATGGTGATATAATTGAAGGTGTTGATAGTGGCACAACTGCTACTGCAGGCACATCGGATGATAGATTCTTGATGGATTTGGAGATTGGAGATTTTGCCGCAGGAGATTGGTTGTTTGCTTCTGAATCTTCTGCAGAAGCATATGCCGAAAGTTATGTAAATAAATCTGGTGCTCTTATTAGTAACCAGGGTGGTCGCATATCGATGGACGTTGAGACTATCCAAAATTCTTGGAATCCTGGTGATATTGTTTATGGTAGCGTTACCGATTACATCTTAGATGTTAAGGGTATCTCTGGCACTGCGATCCAATTGAATCAGTACCTACATGGCACTAACGTCTATGAATTGAATCTTGGTATTGCAATCATCGACACGGGTGTAAGTGATACATTCCGTGTTGGAGATGAAGTTTCCCTGCTTCAAGGCACTACAGAAAAAAATCCAGGTTTCCGTGCAACTGTTACTCAGTATATTAATGGCACTAATCTAGATCCTTCTGATCCAAATTATGGAATCCACAAACTATGGATTGCTAATCCTGTAGATGTAGGTACTGGTGCTCCAGTATCCGAATTGACAAATTCTTCCAATAACATCGGTAAGATTGATATTGGATCTAACTTCCCAACAATCTACGCAAATGTAACATCAGTTGTGGATACTGGATACACATCTTACGGGCGTGTGGTTTATATTGATCAACAGGGCATTACTGCAAGAATCCATATTGAAAATGCAGTGGGTCTATTTGTCGATAATATGACTATTAAATCTGATTATGGTTGGGGTGGAGCAGTTTCTTCTGCCAGGATCCTTGAAGGTCGCGTTGAGCGTTACTTCCGTGGATTTGATGGAGTCCAAACTACCTTCGATATTACAATTGCAAATGGTGAGCAATACTTCCCAGATCCTGCAGGACATCTACTCCTATGGGTGAATGGAGTCCTGCAACCACCTGGTGCAACTAACTCTTATGTTGCATTCTCAGACAAAATTGCATTCTCCGAAGCACCTGATATTGGGTCTGAGTTTATCGGATATTATGTTGGTAAACTACGTCAATTGGACGATATTAGTTTCGAGTTTGATTCGTTGAGATCTTCTTTCAACCTCAAGCGTGATGGACTTTTCTATTCATTGACATTGACTGAAGGTGTTTCTTCTAACGTGATCCGCCCAGAAAACAACATTATTGTCTCACTCAACGGTATCATTCAAGAACCTGGAGTTGCATACGAGATTGTTGGATCCAGAATCATCTTTTCTGAAGTGCCTCGTGCAGGATCTACATACGTTGGATTCTCATATATTGGTAGTGACGCTGACGTGGTTGCAGCAACTGTTGTGCCACCAATTGAAACTGGCGATAAATTGGTCATTGAGGGTGAGGAGTTTCAGAGAGAAGTTGCTCTTATTGAGTCTTCCAACTCATTGATCACATTTGAATATACAGGATCTGTTAAGGGTCGTAATGCTGACGCATTGGCTAATGTGACATCGGGAGAAGTTACAACTGCTGGTCTGACTGCTCCTGGTGATGGATATACATCAATACCAAACGTTGACGTTATTTCATCTACAGGATTTGACGCACGTATTGTTGCACAACTTGGAATTGCCAACATGGTAGTTAAGACTCCAGGTGTTGGTTATTCGCAAGCGAGTATTGCAATTGATAATGAAGTCCCCGATGATTTTGTAAATCCCGAAGGCACTCCTGTCAATGGTGGTTTTGATATCCTCGCAGGCGAAGGTAGTGAGTATACTGGAGGATCGACGATTACTCCTGGTGCGATTTCTATCACTCAAGATCCTGTCAACGTGACAGTGAATCAAAATACAACTGCTTCATTCACTGTGGTTGCTACGGTTAGCAATAGCGAAACCTTGAATTATCAGTGGCAGAAGAAAGATTATGGCATACAAACTTGGAGTAACATCATTGGTGCTAACCAAGCAGTATACGATACTGGAAACACAGTGCAATCTGATGATGGTGATGAATATCGCGTTGCAATTACTGCAGCGGGTGCAACACCAGTCTATTCGCTATCTGCTATCCTAAGTGTCCAGACTGGAGCTACTGTAATTAGTAACTTCAATCCAGCGACCATCTTCGATGACAACTAAATAAAAGTAAAAAGATGACTGCAACCGCCAGTTATAATAATGCCACCAGAGTACTTACAGTTGCTGCAGATGGACTGCCAGCACCTGTAAGTTATGGCACATTTCCAAATTCAAATAACCCAAATACGGTTACTGAGCAAGATTTTGATCATAATTTTGAATATCGTGGTGGGACATTTGGAATTAGTCGTACATTTGACAGTAACCAATGGTCACAAACAGGATTTATTAGATCCATTATTATAAGTGCGAATGATAATTCATTGTTTGGTGCAACCAATCAAATTCGTGAAGGTGATCATCTATTATTTGTTTTTAGTGATGGGATTAAAAGGAAGTTTCTTTATAAAGGGACAACTTTTACTTCAGTTGCAGATGAATGCTGGTTAGCAGCAGACGATCGTATCGATTTAATCATGTCAGATCAAGAATCAGGCTCTGGCACATACGAATACTACGATCAAAGAAATGGCAGGACATCTACCCCCTTAGGCACTATTGGAATTAGTGCAAATGGTGTAGTAATTTTCAATCCCAGTGCAGGGAATGGAGGATCTCCACCTGTTGGATATAGTTGGAATGCTGCTGGACATACGCCTTTCAATAGTTTTGGTGAAGATGAATGCGGTGGACATCCAGAGCAAACAGGACAATATCATTACCATGATAGTCATTTCTTGGATTGTTGGAAAGATAATTCCGTAATGGCATCATACAATGATTATTATGGATCAACTCAATTTAATGGTAATAATATTCGCCACCCAGATGGACATTCAAAAATAGTTGGATATGCATTTGATGGATTTCCAATTTATGGTCCATATGGATATACTTCATCATGGGACAATTTGAGTGGAGTATCAATCCAGAGTAGCTCGTATTCCGTTAGAGATATTGAAGTATCAGGTAGACCTGATTATGGGACTACTAGTGATAATCCCCCAGCGGGATCTCTTGTTCAGGACTATGAATATATTGAAGGGACAGGAACTTTAGATATCCATAATGGTAAATTTTGTATAACTCCAGAGTTTCAAAATGGCACATATGCGTATTTCATATCGGTTGATCCTACAGATATTGATCATCCTGAGTTTCCATACATTATAGGTATTACTTCTCGTGAAGTTATAGATACACCATTAAATAACGGAGCAAATCCAGTTGCTCCTCCTGTGGATCCAGGTGGTGGTGGTCCTGCACCAGTAGCACCTACTCTACAGTTTACATTGCAACCAGCAAATGCTACCGCTAATGCAAATGAGAGTGCTACGTTTACGGTAAATGCACAGATCCTTCCTGAAGATGGATCCATTGGGTATCAATGGTATAGATCTACTGATGGTGGATTCGCTTTCGCTGCAGTGACAGGTGCAACTTCAGCATCATACTCAGTCACTGCTTTGTCATACATGACTGGATATAAGTATCGTTGTCGTATTAGAGGACCACTTCCTCAAGATAATGCATCAAATACTCCTTTAGATTCAAATTCTGCTACGTTAACAGTAACTGGATCTGGTGGAGGAGGAGATGTTGCAAATCGTTTCGATAGCACATCATCTACATTTGATTCTACGAGTCAAACTTTTGATGGCACCTAAGCACCTAAATAACACTGTAGAAGAATAGCAATCCATGGCCAAGCAAAACCTCAGTATTGGTAGTTCAGCTAACGACGGGTTGGGTGATAGTCTCCGCGATGGCGCTATCAAACTCAATAATGTCATTGATGAAATTTACAATAATCTTGGTAATGAAACAAACCTACAACTTAGTATAGGTAGTCCTCTTGATGGGCAAGTATTGAAATGGAATGGCACTCAGTTTACTGAGTCTCATTTTGATGCACTTAGTGTAGATCTAAACGTCAAGACGTTTAAGATTGTTTCCGAAAACAACGGAGATGTTAATATCATGCCTGATGGCACGGGTGATATTAAATTTTGGAAAGGTGGAGCAGGCAGTGCCTTAGCATATGTTGATGGTGCAGATGGATACTTTAAGTGGTCTGCTCCATATACTGCTTTATCTGACCTCCCCGATGTAGCAACACATCATGGTATGTTTGCACATGTGCATGATGAAAGTCATGGTTACTTCGCTCATGGTAGTTGGATTCAACTGATAGATGTTGGATCATCTATTGGTGAGTTGGCAGACGTTGATCTGACTGTTGGCGGCGGTCCATCTGAAGGTCAAGTGCTCAAGTGGAATTCTACAAATAGTGCATTTGAGCCAGCAAATGATCTCAACGAAGGTGCAGGTGGTGGTGGCACTACACAAAACCTATTTGAAAGTTTCAATGCAGATAGTGGATCTACAACTGCAAGTGCTGCAACAGATACCTTAACTATTGCAGGTGGCACTAATATTACAACATCAATTACTGGTGATGTTGTAACAATCAATATGAGTGGATCTTTAGGAGATCCTGATCAGAATATTTTTGCTACCATTGGGTCTGATAGTGGAAGCAGATCTGCTAGCACCACATCAACTACAGTTAACATTGTTGGTGGTACTGGAATCAGTACTGCTATTAATGGAGAAAATCTTACAGTAACTAATGACTCACCCAATGTGGTGCAAGAGGTTTATAGGACAATTAATGGAGATACTGGCACTACAACAGCGGCATTATCAACTTCAACTTTAGCAATAACTGGTGGGACAGGAATTAGCACAGCAGCAACTTCAAATACACTTACAATTACCAATAATGGCATTGTAATTGCAAACCCTGCAGATAATGACACTGTAGTTTTTAACGGTCAAAGTGAAGCTTGGGAAGCAAGTGCATCTGCATCTATTGGAATTACAGTAAGCGCATTCGGATCTTCAGCATATACTTTTGAAGGTGGTGGTCTTAATGATGCAGGAAATAATCCCACAATCTATGTTTATAGGGGATTCACTTATAAATTCAATAACACAACTGGAGCTAGTCACCCATTTGCTCTGAGACAAACTAATGGTGGAGCTTCTGTAACTGCTGGAGTTAGTGGATCTATAACTGGAGTCCAATATTGGACAGTGCCCCAAACTCTCAGTGCTGGCACAACATATGTTTATCAATGCACAATCCATGCCAGCATGGTTGGTAACTTAGTGGTGGTTTGATAGATGACACGTACAGTTCCTGGTAGTGGTGCAGTAATTTCTCCTGTCTTCAATAGTGTTTTTGGAGTCAGAGATGTTTATGTGGTGGAGAGTGGGTCTGGATATGATCCAAATGACCCACCAAGACTTCGTGTTTTAAATAGCGGCACACCTATTCGCGAAGCAGTATTGCGACCAATTATTCAAGGTAGTCTTGGAGAAATTACTGCTGTAGAAATTTTAGATCCTGGTGAAGGATATGATCCTCTACGTTTAGATATTGTAGATGAAAATTCAAATGGTAGTGCTAAAGGAAACGTTTTCCTAAAAGATGATGGTGGTGTTGATTACATCCAAGTCACTGTCCCTGGTAATGGATACTTTAATACTACAGTTGAAGTTAGAGGTGGTGGTGGATCTGGATCTGAAATAGTACCCGTTACTGGATCTGTTACTGGACTATCAATTGAGCAGCAAGGACAAAATTATACTGAAGACGATATTAACCTCATCATTTCTGGCGGTGGTGGAGATGGTGCTAGGGGAGTTGCTGCAGTTAATCGATTTGGTAGAGTCACTTCTATCAATCTTACCAATGCAGGTGAATTCTTTGAGACTCCACCCCTAATTCAAATTATTGGTGGTGGGGGTAGTGGAGCAACTGCTGAAGCATTTATCAATTTAGGTGCTATCACGACCATCGATCTCCTTTCCACGGGATCAGGATATGTAAATGCCCCTCAGGTTATCTTTACTAGAGACACTGATCTAATTAGAGAGGCTAGAAATAGGCAATCTCTCAACTCAACAATTTATAACTTATCAGGACTACTTAAAAATCTAACTCCAAATGCTGAGGAAATTTATATAGAAACAACCGATCCATTTCCTGGATCAGGTAAACTTCTTATTGGTAGAGAGATTGTTAGATACACTGGTAAAACTTCCACATCATTTACTGGTGTTGATAGGGGTATTAATTTTAGATTTGACCAAAAAGTAATTTTAGATAATCTACAAGATGATGCTGTTACTGGTCTTACAAATTATAATTTTCAAGTAACTGATAAAGTAAGACGTGTAGTAGAAAACTCAACTAATAGAGTTGCTATTGTTTATGATTGGTTTGAATCTGAAAGAGCACTTTATGTAACATTTGAAATTGATGAATTGGCATTTATTGATGCTGGAAGATCTGGTGAAAAGGCGACTGTGGTTGCATTTGTTGCAGGATCGTCATCTTCATCAGGCACTGGACAGCAACCTCATGAGTTAGTTGAATCGGAAGGTAATGATATTGTTGCTTTTACAGAACCATATAGTTTGATTCTGAATAGAAAATTTGAAGATGATGATGAATCATATGAGGATGAGCAAGGCATAACGCAGTATGGTGACGGTATTCCCGATCTCATAAACACTGCTACTGAATTTGAAAATCAAATTAACTTGGATGGTGGACTTGCATCATCACTTTATGGTATTGAAGAAACTGTTGGTGGTCAAAACACAACCCTTTTCCAGGTTGGCGACCAAATATATGATGGCAGTCCCTCTCAATTGGTAGCAACTATACAATCGGCAGGTCTATTAGGCGATGGTGATTCCCATGTTGCTACAGCAACAATCATTATTGAATATATCAGTGCAACATTATTCAATGTTGCTGAGACTGTGCAAGGACTAACATCTGGTGTTACGGCAACAGTTGTTGAGAGACTAGTCGGTCAAAAGGCAAATCAATACATATTGAATGTCAATAATATTGTTGATAATGATCCTACATATAAGTGGAATGTTGGAGAAACATTGCAGGGCAACCTCAGCTCTGCAACTGCAACCATCATATCAGTTGAGTACACTAATTTCGTCAGAAACGAGGACGAATAATTCCCTATAAATAGAAAGAAGGCAATTGCTGTAAGATGGCATTACTAACCGACCAATTTAGAATCTTTACTGCGGAAAGATTTCGGAAATCTTTGGAGGGTCCCGACCCTGCACAGTCCGACCTATTAGCAGGAGCATCTAGAGATCGACTATATGTTTTCATTGGTCGTCCTCAACCATGGGATAATGAAAATGCTCCCCCAGATCCTATCGACTCATTTCAAGAGTTTGCGGATGATTATTCCGACATGATCTCGATGAAGAGAGTGTTGGCGAATGATACTATTCAGGTCATTCGTCGTACCGATTGGATTCCACCCGAGCAAACTACTGGTGGTTTGGGTTATGTGTATGATATGTATAGGCATGATTATTCCTCGACGAAGACGGCATCGTCAGGTGCTACGAAACTGTATGATGCAGATTTCTATGTTGTCAACTCATCTTACCAAGTATATAAGTGCATCTATAACGGGACAAGTCCTTCTGATCCTAACGGCAAACCTTCTACTGTTGAGCCTACTGGCACCTCCACTTCAGTTATCACGACTGCTGATGGTTACCGTTGGAAGTATATGTATACAATCCCTGTTGGTCAGGTATTGAAATTCTTCTCCAACGAATACATGCCTGTCCTTAGCGATACTGCTGTGGTATCGGATGCTATTGGAGGTGAAATTGATACTGTTGTTATTGCATCATCTGGTGCAGGTTATAACAATGGCACATATGAAAACGTCTCAATTAAAGGAGATGGTGTTGGTGGAAGAGTATCATTAGTTGTCGATGGTGGTCGTATTGTATCGGCAACTGTAACCTCTGGTGGTAGTGGATATACCTTCGGTAAAGTCGTTATTGATGAAGTCAATGGTATTGGTGCTGGCACAGGTACTGGTGGTAGCGTTGAAGTAGTTGTGCCTCCTGTCACAGGACATGGTGCTTCGCCCCAAACGGAATTGGGTGGTTTCCGTATAATGATCAACACGAAGTTTACCTACGCTGAAGGTAGTGGAGACTTCCCAACTGATAACGACTACCGTCGTATTGGTCTAGTGATCAACCCAAATAAGTATGGCACTGTAGAATTAACTGCAGATCTTACACTGTCAGCATCTAAAGCCGTTATTTTCTCACCTTCATTTACAGGTAACTATCAGACTGATGAGATTATCACACAATCTCGCACAATTGGTGGTCAGCAAGTAACTGCTCGTGGGCGTGTAATTTCTTGGAATGCTACCACTAAGGTGCTTAAGTATTATCAGAATAGAATTGACGGTATTTTCCCAGAATTCACTGGTAGTTTAATTGAGTTTCAGGGTGGTAACCCTGTTGTTGGTGCAACATCTGGTGCATCTTCCGATCCAGATATCAACTTCCCAATTGTGTCTGGAGCATCAACTCGTATTATTAATAATACTGAGTATGATCTTGGCATGGCATTTACCAATGGATATGCAAGTCCAGAAGTGGATCCAAATTCGGGTGAAGTTATTTACATAGATAATAGAGGCGCGATTACTCGTGCTGGAGACCAAATCGAAGACATTAAGATCGTAGTAGAGTTCTAAAAGATGCCCCAGAATACTAATCTAAATATCTCTCCTTATTTTGATGATTTCGATAAGGATAAGAATT